CTGGGCGCAGAAAGGCAATCTCGCGCTGATGGAAGCATACTTAGAAAACTGTGATGCTGTAAAATTACTATATCCAAAATGACTGAGGGTAACAAACCAGCCCCGGCTGATAAGGTGTAACAAATGGAACGCAACGTCGAGACAGCGCACAGCAGAATCGATGACTTAGAAAAAGAAGTCATTGCAATTAAGACCGAGGTGCGTATTCAGTTCAAGGATTTGTTTGGTCGGGTGAAGCGGCTGGAGACAATTCTGTTAGCGGCCACTGGGACAATCATGGTTCTATTGCTGACAGTATTGTCAAAGATGAACTAGCGTGTTACTTGAGCTTGCTGCCGCCAATGCAGCCTATGCGGTTATTAAACAGACCGTTGCCAATGGTGGAGACATCATGGCGGCGGGACAGCATCTTTTCAGCTTCTTTGACAACAAAGCCGCAATATCTAAAAAGGCAGGTCAATCAGGTTCAGACTCAGAAGCGTTTTTTGCGCTTGAACAAATTAAGCAACACGAAATACAACTTAAAGAGTTGATGATTTACCAAGGGCGCGGCGGCCTTTGGGATGAATGGTTGGCATTTCAAGTTGAGGCTCGGAAAAACCGCGAGGCCGTGGCTCGCGCAATATTGCTGAAGAAGCGTAAGCGCATACAAGCCATTAAAGGCGTGCTGACGGGCATTGCAGTGTTTCTGCTGGGGGTAACAGGCATTGGCGCTGTTGCTTTGCTTGTATGGATTGTAGTAACAAAGGGTGGTCAATAAATGGCGTATCAACTTGACGAACACATGACGACAACCAGCGTCTTTCTTGATGTCGCTAGGGGTCATTACAACAATCTAAAACCCGTAAACATTTTTGGATTCAACCGTGATGTTGGGACTGCGTTTGAAACACTCTGGAACGATAGCGGCTCTTACGTCTACCCATCATCCGCGTCTGTCTTGTCTGTGGTTTCTAGTTCTGCCTCAGACACAATGAGCGTTTTGATTAGCGGTCTAGACTTTGATCATGTTGAGATTTCAGAAACGGTCACCTTGATTGGAACATCAGCGGTGTCCACTACTCAAGCGTTTTTCAGAGTAAATTCCGCTGTAATATTAAGTGGCTCAAACGTGGGCAACATTAGCGCCAGCATTGGCGGGACAGTACACGGCTGGATTGAGGCTGGTCAGGGCGCTACACAGGCTTGTCTGTACACCGTACCTGCTGGCAAGTCTCTTTATTTACTACGCATAGATTTAACTTCAGGCACGGTTAACCCAAATAAGTATTTGACTTACCGCCAGACTTTAGGGTCTAGCAATGGTCGCATTTTGCGGGTTGCCGAGGCAACGTGGCAGACCGGTCAACAATCATTTGACCGACAAATTCCATTTGTTATTGGCGAAAAGACAGACTTTCAATTTGAAGCAAAGTCATCAAGCGGCACAAACGAGGTTTCTATTTTTGTTGAAGCGGCTTTGGGGTGGGGCGAATAATGAATGAACTTCTCAAATTACTCAAAAACTCGGCTCCTGCTATTGCTACTGCTCTTGCTGGCCCTTTGGGTGGCCTGGCAGTGTCTGCGTTGGCTACCAAGTTTGGGGTGGCTGACGAGTTGGAAGCGGTCACGGCGGCGATTAAAGCAGACCCAGAGGCGACAATAAAGTTGCAGGAACTGGAGCAAGCGCGATTCCAAGCTGTGTTAGCTGACAAAGCCTCTGCGCGAGCGCGTGAGGTGGCAATAACAAATAGCGCTAACGCACCGCTGCTTAATAAAATTGTCACACCGGCTTTGGCGCTTGGGGTTGTTGGTCTGTCGTTTGCTCTGTTTGCAGTGCTTATCTTTGTCGAAGTAAAGACAGAAGCCAAGGATATCTTGATATACATTCTTGGCGTGCTATCTGCCGCTGTAACACAAATTCTGTCGTACTATTTTGGCTCAAGCCAAGGCAGTAAAGACAAAGAGGAAAAGTTATCAGGTTTTATGTCAAACAGGGAGTAAATCATGGTGTGGTTGCCCGTTTCGTTTATTTGTTTGTTCGGCGGCGCTTGCGGATTTGAAAGCGGGAGATTGTCTGTTTCTATTGAACAGTGCCAAGCCCAAAATTTTCAAGTTAGACGTAAGCTAGCAACGAACACTGAAGTTGCTGCGTTTGATATGACTTGCATTGAAATAAAACCAAAGGCGACTGACTCACTATGAATTACAAAGAATCCCTAGCGCACATACTTAAACATGAGGGCGGTTGGGTAAATGACCCAAGAGACACAGGCGGCGAGACGAATTTAGGTGTTACAAAAGCTGTCTGGGAGGAATGGCTGGGTCACGCAGTAAAAGACGGCAGTATGAAGTCGATGACGCAACTGGACGTTGAGCCGCTTTACAAGCGAAAATACTGGGACAGAGTAAAAGCCGATGAGTTACCAGACGGATTGAACTATTGTGTCTTTGATGCAGCCATAAATAGTGGCACAGGACGCGCTGCAAAGTGGCTACAAGAGTCTGCTGGCGCAATCCCTGATGGAGCTATTGGCCCAAACACTTTAAGCGCTGTAGCGGCTCATACGCCAGCCGAGCTAATCAACATATACTGCGACAAACGACAGAAATTTCTGGAGTCTCTAAGTAATTTTGACAGATTTGGCAAGGGTTGGACGCGCAGGGTTGCCGAGGTTAGAAAATTATCTTTAGATTCCGTTAAGCGATGACGTATTCGCCTTAGCGTAAACAAACGGGATTTTAAATGGCTTTATCAAAAGTAACTGACAAAGAATTTATTGAGCTGATGACTTTGCATAAAAGCGTTACAAAAGTTGCTTTGATTGTCGGTATGAGTGTCGCGCAAGCAAATAAACGTAGGCGAAACATTGAACGCAAGCACAGCATACAACTTGTGGCCACGCCGTATCACAACACGCATTATGGCCAAGCGAACTCAGTCTATACATCCCCGACAGTAATAAATTTAGGAATGTTAAATGGGACTGTAATAGTCTTCAGTGATGCGCATTTTTGGCCTAGCCGTCGAACAACAGCTTTCAAGGCTTTGTTGTGGCTTATTGAAGAGCTAAAACCCTCCGTAGTGGTAAATAATGGTGACGCTTTTGATGGGGCCAGTATCAGCAGGCATCCTGCAAATGGGTGGGAAAAAACACCGTCTGTTTTAGAAGAGCTTAAAGCATGCGAAATGTTTCTAGGCGAAATTGATGACGCGGCTAAACTTGCAAATCCCAAGTGCAAACTAATCTGGACGCTTGGAAACCATGATGCTCGCATGAATATGCGCCTGGCGGCAATGGCTCCAGAGTTTATCGGTGTCAAAGGGTTTAATCTAATTGACCATTTTGAGGATTGGCAACATACGACAAGTTGTTTTTTAAATGACAAAGTGATGGTCAAGCATCGATGGAAGGGCGGCATACACGCGACTCACAACAACACAATGGGAAGCGGTGTAAGCATTGTTACAGGCCACCTTCATAGCCTAAAAGCCTCCGCTTGGACTGATTACAACGGGACGAGGTGGGGGGTTGACACTGGAACATTATCGCAACCGTTTGGCCCTCAATTTGCCTATGCGGAAGACAACCCAAGGAATTGGCGAGCTGGGTTTGCTGTTTTAAATTTGCGTGACGGCAGTCTAATTTCTCCAGAAATTTGCATAGTTAACGACAAAAACCCTGATTGTGTTGAGTGGCGGGGCGAGTTGTGGAACGTATCAGCTTTTTAAATGCCTCTAGCGTTGTGAATCTGTGCAAGTTCGCGCACTCATAGCGTCTGTATGTTTCGTTGTTCGGGCGCTGTCTTGTTTCCTTAACAGCCGCCCAAGCCCCGCGGTCTTGGGCTTGGCCAATAACGCCGTTTGCAAGAGCATCATGTCACGGCCAATATCCGCAGGTCGTACTGGCGGCGTGTAATGCAGGCCAATCTTGACCTTGCCTGTGTTGTAAATCATTTTACAAGCACCTTTCTGCCATCGCGGTAGTGCAACCACCTACCCACGCGAGACGGGAAAGCTAGGTTTTCCTCGCTGCCTGCTCGAACAGGAGTTGAGCTAAAGTCGCGTGGCTCAAGCGTGGATTTGAAGTCACCCGTGTATCGAGTCGGGTTTACGTTTCCTGTTGCGCTCATTTTGACAACTCCAAAAGCAGGCCGTATGCAACGGCAATTGATACAGCGACAATTATTGCAAGTTCGATGTAGGACGATAATCCAAGGCTGGCTAAAAATTTATTGCTCATTTCTGCGGTCTTTCTCAACGTCATGTTGTTCGTGTTCCCAGTCGTCACGCTCTTGACGAGCTTCTAAGAATTCCTCGTATTCGTCTTGACTATCAAAGTCCATTTTGCTTTCTCCTGTTTGTTTGTCCTGTATTTATTTTACACACAAATACAGGACAAACAGGAGGTTTATTAAGATGTTTTTCTAGGTGTTTACCCTATTGCTTTTTTGAGCAAAAACACGATTTGCGCAGTCAACGAGCGCTCATTTTGCTTTGCCAGGGAAACCAGCTTGGTGTGAAGTGGTTTTGGTACGCGCAAGCTGACGTACTCTTTAAGTTCTTTTTCCATTATTTACTCCTATTGAAACCAGATTAGCGTGCCGTGTACCCAAGCGATTGGGAACAACAGCGCACCTGCTATTAGAAAGCCCCACGAGCCATCCAGCAAGCAGGTGATGATATGTGTCAACCACGCGGATATTATCCAGGCGGCAAATATGTAAGCCCACATGTCTACTCTTAAAACGGCAATTCTTCTATGAAGTCAGGCTCTGCCTGTGGAGCCTGACTCGCCGGTGCTTGACGCGTTGCAGACTGCTGCTGGTCTTTGGGTTGGAAGCTGAACGACATAAACTTCGTGCCGTTTGCACCAGTCTTTAGCCATGCGCTCATCCACATTTCTACGCCACCCACCATGCAAGTGCCTTTGTAGTCTGGGTGGTTGTCTTTCTCTTTGCGGTCATTTTTGAAAAGTGAGCCTGAGTTGTCGCGTTGTTCATATGCCATTTGATTATTCCTCGGTGGTTAAAAAATATTTTGCAAACGTTTTACTGTTTTGTGTGACGTATTCTGTCTCTATGACCATCCCCTCTTTGCGTAACTTATGGATTAGAGCAGCCAGCCTGAAGCACCCGTATTTATTTAAAGCCTGCAACGGCGTGATTGACTTGCCAGACATTAAATCTTTTTGGATTTGATAAATTGCGCTCATAACGCCTCCATTGCAGCTTTTAGCTTGACTACTTTTTTGTTTAACTCCTCAATAAACCGTGTTATTTCCAACTCCATCTCTAAAATAAAAGCATCGTCGCGGTCTACGCGCACCACCAACAACTGAGCTTTTTCAGGCATTCGCGGGTCGTAAATAACGTAGTCGCACCATTTGCGCTTAGTGCAAGCCATCTGCATCTGCATTTGAACGTTGTACTTGCTAGCTACCGGATTCTTGTCGTCTGCCCACTTTAGCCAAGCCTCTAGTGCGGTGTTGGTGTTCGGGCATTTAATCTCAACCAGGCCACTGTCACCCACCAGCCCATCAGGTGAAGCTCCACAGCCTGCAATTGTCGGATGGAGTATGAAGCCTACTTCATCAACCAAAACGTCTGTCTTGGCCTCGTATGCTGCGCGTGCAAAAGGTTCTTGCTCAGTGCCCCAAGCCATAGCAGCGTTGCTGTAGGACTCCTCACGCTGGCCTGTAACTAACTCGCAGACCAACTGTGCCATATAGTTGTCGCGGCTGGCTGAGTAGCCGGATTTGGTTTTAGCCATGAGGTCAGCTACACGGCTGGCGGTAACTTGGCCAATTCGGGTCGCAAACCATTCTGGCGTTCCCTGTTCTTCAGACATACGATTCTCCTGTTATTTTTTGAACCAACTTCATTGCGTCTTGAATGTCCGGTGGCTGGTTTTTAAAGGGCATGGCTTTGTAAAAATTGTCTTTTGTTTTGTTTGAATACCAGCCTATAAATCTGCGTAAAAGCTCTAACATTTCAGGCGAGTGGGCTATCATCAATGCATTAGCCCGTTGCTCAGCGTCAGGAACTGTTTTGCGGTTGGGTATGTTGGCAATCGTTGTCCCGTGAACACCAGCCTTCCTCACGGTAATGCTGTACGGGTTAGTCGTCCAGGGCGTCCTGTAGGCCGTGTTATCTTGGAAGTTCCATCGTTCAGGAGTATGACTCATGCTGACAACTCCTCTTTACGCTGATTCTTAACCGCAATAACGTGAGCCTTGGCCGCATCGTCTGAGCCACAAAACTTAATTGCCTCTGTGTAAACGCTCTTTAGGTCGTCTAGCGTCTGAGCGTGCGCAACGCTATTGAGCGCCAGGTTTAAGTCTTGCTCGCTGATTTGCTTTACTGCTGGCTTGGTTGGCTTTGCTTTGACTGCCGCATTACCATCATCGTCTTCTGCCGCTATGCCGCAAGCCGCCATTACCGAGTAGCGTCTGGCATATGTAAGTGCCGAACCGTATCCCTGAGGGTCTTGTTTGCTAGCAGGCACGTGGAGCTTGCCTCCGCGAAACGTCTCGCCTGATTCGTGCAAGAAAACAGTCTCAACTGTCACGCCGGTGCTGTCTTCTGAGGTCTCTTGGTACAGCGCGATGCCTTGGTCTAGCAAAGCATCATTTACCGCCTCCAGGCAGCCAGCTAAGTCAGCGTAGCGGCTCTTAAAGTGTGGGTTTGTGCTGGTCTTGAGCGCTGGTGCAAACTCGCGCTTTGCGGCTACAAAAGCCTGTGCTATTTTGTTCATTTCATTACTCCTAGTATGCTATTTTGATTTCGTCAAAATCTTCTGCGCCAAGCGTCAACTCCTGGCCGTTAATTAAGATGGTGGTCTGATTTCCAGACTCCATTGCCTCCTCAAGCTCAATCATCGCGTCGATGTACGCGTCGCTTAACTTGCTGACCAAGGCGGCTATCTTTTCAGCGCCTTGGTTGTTTACTGAGTAAATTTGTTTCATTTTGCTTTCTCCTGTTTGTGTTGCTGACGAGGTTATTTTAACCCAGAAAAAACACGTTTTATCTAGGTGTTTACCCCTATTTACGAAAATAATTTTCCGCACTCATAATTAAACATATTTGGAGGAAATATGAATGAGTTGGCTTTATTCGCAGGCTCTGGTGGAGGAATACTTGGGGGAAAACTTCTCGGATGGCGAACAGTCTGCGCTGTTGAGTGGGAGCAATACCCAGCAAGCGTACTGTGCGCCAGGCAAAATGATGGGCTTCTCCCGCCTTTCCCGATTTGGGATGACGTACAAACATTTGACGGAAAGCCGTGGCGAGGAATTGTTGACGTTGTATCTGGCGGGTTTCCATGCCAAGACATCAGCGCAGCAGGAAAAGGCGCAGGAATCGACGGTGAGCGCTCAGGAATGTGGCGAGAAATGGCGCGCATCA